CCTGGCTGCTGGGCGGCACGGCGGTGGAAGACGCCGCCATCGGCCTGCACGCTGCGCTCGACGATCCCTCGGTGAGCAATATCGTGCTGGCCATCAATTCACCGGGCGGTCAGATCGACGGCATCAACGAACTGGCCAACATGATCCGTTCGGCCAACAGCCAGAAGCCGGTGACCGCATATGTGGACGGGCTGGCCGGCTCAGGCGCTTACTGGCTGGCATCCGCCGCCGGCAAGGTCGTGGCCGACGAGACGGCGCAGTTGGGCTCGATCGGGGTTCTGGCCACGGTGGTCGACGAAAGCCAAGCCGACGAGAGGCACGGCATCAAGCGTTTCGACGTCGTGTCGTCGCAAAGCCCGCTCAAGCGCACCGACCCTGCGACGGACGAGGGCCGCGACCAGCTTCAGCAGATGGTAGACGGTCTCGCGCAGGTGTTCATCGGCAAAGTGGCGCAATTTCGCGGAACCAGCCAGGAACGGGTCGAACGCGAGTTCGGCCGCGGCGCCGTCATGAGCGCTCAATCCGCGGTGGACGTCGGCATGGCGGATTCGCTCGGTTCTTTGCAGGGTCTGATGGAGAACGGGGATGGTTCGGGCGCGCCAGTGCGCAACGTCCGCGATAAACCGGGCATGCGCGTCGCCGGCGCAGCCGCCGCAGCCGGTGTAGCGGCAGATCCCTTCGACGAGCAGGAGTTGGAGGACGACACCGACGAGGCCAACCTGAACAGCGACCCGGCGAATTGTCCTCCCGACACGCAGTGCCAGGACGAGGACGACGACGAGAACGGCGACGAGGACGGTGACGAAGACGGTGATGAAGACGGTGATGAGTCTGAAGGAACCGAACAGGAACCCGACGATAGTTCTATTCCGAAAGGAGAAGGCGAGATGACGCCAGTGGAGGAACGGCAGCGAATCGCTGCAATTTTGAATTGCGAGGAAGCCAGGGGCCGCGAAGAGTTGGCCCGCATGCTTGCTCTTGAAACGGATAACGGCGTCGCTGCCGCTAAGAAGATCCTCTTGGCCGCGCCCGCCGCTTCCAAAACCAATGCGCTCGACGCGCGCATGAGCGCGCTGGCCAATCCCAAGGTCGGCGTTCCCGGCGATCGCCAGGCGGACGATTCCATCGCCGCCGAGGTGCAGCGCGTCCTGGCCTTTGTCCCGCAGGACCGCGTGCGAAAACACGCGCGGGCGAATTGAAAGGAGAACTTAAATGGGAGCAGCACCTCCGACTTTTCCGGTTTCTAAAGCGAGTTTTTACGCCAATACTTACAGCTTCGACCCGCTCTATGCCTATGACACGATCTCGCAGGCCGCGAACATCGCCGGCGGGCTCAACGCCGCCGGTTCAGTTCTGCCGCGCGGCACCGTGCTTTGCGGCCCGCTGCAAAACGTGCCGGTCACGCAATCCACCCTGCTCACCACGGTGGTAACCGGCGCCACTGCCCGCTTCATCCTGGCGCAGGATATCGACACCTCCGGAGGTCAAGTCACCGGCGTCGTGTATTCGCAGGGCAGGTTCCTCGATACTGCGATGACCTTCACTTCGCAGGGCGCGGCTCTCGACGTGGCGCAACTGTGGGACTTCGGCATCTACGTGCTCACCGTGCAGCAGCGCAGCGGACTGGTGGTGCCGATGATGAAGCTGCCGGCGACCGGAGGGCCGCTGCCGCAGTCGCTTTCCGCCAAGGACGCCAAGCAGGCGACTGAGGACGAGGTCAAGGCGATCCAGGCTGCGATCCACGCCTTCCGGCCCGAGGGCTTCGCCGCGCCGGCCGCGCCGCCGCCGCGAGGCGCGCAGCCGGCCTGGGCAGTGGCGGCGTTCGGAGAATCCAAGCCGACGCCGGTCGAGCAGGCCGAGGAAAAGGCCTCGGAGCAGATCGACGATCTTGTCGCCAAGCAGACCGAGGAGCTCAACAAGCTGAAGAGCGAGTATTCGAAGCAACTCGGCGATCTCGCGCAGAAGCAGGTGAAAGAGCGCGAACAGTTGGCCAAGCAGGCCGCAGAGGCGATCAGCAAGGCGCAGCAGCAGAACCAGCCCGATAAGACGCCGAAGACCCCGACCGTCTCCGGCACCCACTGATTTAAGGAACTGAGGAGAAAGGAGCAACTTACCCATGCCTGGACCTACCACGCAGCAACCGGCGGGACAGCCGCCGCAACAGACGGATCTGGCGGCTTTGCAGAAAGCCGTCGAGAACGAAGTGACCGTCGATCAATCCGCTGTTACGTTGATCAAGGGATTCGCGGCTCACCTGACGAAACTCGCCGGTCAGCCGAACGTCGCGCCGAGCGATCTCTCGGCGCTGGCCAAGAAGCTGAACGATTCCGCCGCTGCTCTCGCCGCCGCGGTCACGGCTAATACGCCCGCAGAACACTAATCGCATCTGAAGCGCGGGCCGCCGTTCTCTGGTACAGGCGGCGGGCCGCAGACGTTAACGTTTCCCAGTGCGACCGGAGGCTAGCCAATGGCTGATGTCTTTTCTACGGACGTGCTGACAGCCGTGCTCCAGAGTCTGTTGGGCAACCCGCAGTTCCTTTTGGACCGCTTTTTCGGCATCACTCAGGCTGAGAGTTCTGAGCAAATCCATTTCGACGTGATTCAAGGCAAACGCAGAATTTCTCCGTTTGTCTCGCCGCTGGTCGAAGGGCAGGTGGTGGCCTCGCAGGGATTCGTCACCAATACCTTCACGCCGGCCTATGTAAAAGATAAGCGGGTTTTTGATATGAACAGGCCGCTGAAACGCATGGCCGGAGAGCAGATCGGCGGCGTGATGTCGCCGGCGGATCGCTTGAGAGCGCTCATCGCGTTCGATATGCAGGACCAGTTGAACATGTTCCGCAGACGTCTCGAGGTGATGTGCGGCGAAGTGTTGACGACCGGCAAGTCGACCATCACCGGCGACAAGTATCCGACGCAGGTGGTGGATTTCCTGCGCAGCGCGACGCATACCATCGTGGCCAACCCGTTGTGGTCAGCGGCCACGCCGCCGATCCTGAACAACCTTCAGGACTGGGCGCAGGTCTGCCTCGAAGATACCGGCGTCTTTCCGAGCGACGTGATCATGACCGTGGATGTGTGGAAGACCTTCAGGGCTGACGCCGGCGTGACCAACGTGCTGAATGTCTTCAGACGCTATACCGACTTGCCCAGCGTGATGCCGATGGCCCAGGTGACCGAAGGCGGCGTCCAGATGGGGCAGCTCGAGGGATTCAACATCTGGGTTTATTCCGGCTGGTACGTCGATCCCTCGACCGGCAACGAGGTCCCGATCCTCCCTGCCGGCACGGTGATCATGTGTTCGCCGGCGCTCGAGGGCGTGCAGGCCTTCGGCGCCATCCGCGACGAAGAAATCGGACTTCAGAGCGTGCCGTATTACGTCAAAAGCTGGATTCAACCGGACCCGGCGGTGCGCTACGTGATGCTGCAATCCGCGCCGATCATGGTGCCGTTCAGGCCGAATGCCAGTTTCATGGCCAAGGTGCTCTAAAGCCTTCCGTCGTGCCAGGACGGAAATACGCCGCGCTTTCGGGCCATCAGCGCACTGGGGGTTCGGAGGCGCGGCAACAGCGAGGTTGGGATGGCGACGTCGAATCCATTCATCAGTTCCTATCTGCCGCAAATGTTCTGGCCGGCGCAGATCGCCACCTTCGGCAGTCAGGTGGTCTATCTGCCGCAGGGGGACTCGGCGCAGGCCGTGACCATCTCGGTGCTGTGGAAGGAGGGCGCGTCGGACGAGGACGTTTCGCCCGGGCGCTACAGCCACATGGACGTGCAGAACGCGGACCTTCCGGCGCCGCCCGCGTTGCGCGACATGGTGCAGAAGCTGGTCGTCTTGACTGACACGCTCAAGCAATACCAGGTGGTCCGCATCAACGCCCTGGCCGTGGGCTACTCGGTGATCGTACTGCAGGAAGCGGGGCCGACGCTATGACCCCATTCGTAACCAAAAGGAGATGAATTCACCATGCCTTCACCCAACATTACGGAAAGCCTCTCTTTAGCCCACGCCATTACGCCTGCGCCGCCGGGAGTTCCTTCCAGCCCTAAGACCGTATCCATGGCCGCAGCCAAGATCCAGCAAAACGGGAGCGGCGTATCGAGCGGCATCCAGTCGGTGACCACTACCGCGGCCGTCATCGCTCTCGGGGCGCTGGCGGGCGGCAAGCTCGGGCGCTTCGGGATCAAGAACCTGGACGGAAGCAATGACCTGAGCATCCTCCCGGCGGTGGCCGGAACGGCGTTCATTACGCTATTGCCTGGAGAAATGGCGCAAGGCCGCTTCGACGCCGGCGTGACTGCGCCGGCAGTCGTGGTCAGCGGCAGCAATACCGGCATGATCAGCGCCGTAGCCGTTTCGACGGGCGGCGCCGGTTATACGGTCGCGCCGACGGTTACTCTGGCAGGCGCCGGAAGTGGAAGCGGCGCGACGTTCACAGTGAATTTAACAACCGGCGCAGTCAGTTCGGTAACCGTGACCAACGGAGGCTCCGGCTATCCGAATAGCGGGGTGACTGCAACGTTTACCGGCGGTACGTTCACCACCGCCGCCACAGCGGGCGCAGTCACGGTAACGCCCTCCGCGACCGTCCTGATGGAATACATCGTTTGCGAGGCTTAATTCAATCGCCATGGCATCGAGCGTCAAAATCAATGTCACGAAATCGGGTCGCGTGCGCGGGCCGAACCTGAGCGACCCGCAGTTGAAGGCCATCGGCGAAAAGATGGTCGCGGCGCAAAAGGAACGGTGGGCCAAGGTGATCGACGCCGCTGGCCAGCCCGCAATGAAGCTCTCCGTGCGCTACGCCATCATCAAGCAGGCCGTGCTACATAAACGCGCCGTGCGCGATATGAGCATGACCGGCAGGACCATCGCGAACTTTACGCTGCGCAAAGCCGCGAACGGCAAGATTCGCGCCGAGAATACGACGCGCCTGGAGCGCGCCAAGGCGCTGCGCGCCAATAGCTATGACCAGATGATCGGCTTTGCCACGTCGGACGCCAAGGTGGTCTTTGACGAAGCCAAGGCCCAGTACGGTCTATACCTCAATACGGCGTGGATACCGCTCACCGGCACGAACCGCCGGCCCTCCACGCTCAACGTGCCGTGATTTATGGTGCATCTGGACGATCTGGTGAATGCGATGGTGACGACGCTTTCGAACATCCCCCAACTGATCGCCGATCTGGCGCCGGTCGATCCTGTCGTGGGCTACATTGATGACAACCCCGTGAGCAATTCCGTTGCTAAAGCGATCTATCAGATGCAGCCGGGACAGGTGCTGGTGATCTGGCGCTCGACCACGCTCGCCGAGGGCACGATGAGCAAGTGGGATCACCGCATGGAGATTTGCGTCCGCGCGCTTCCCGGCCGCTCCGACCTGACGCTCATCGACGAAATCATGGAGGGCGTCCCGATTCCCGGCGACGGCCTGATCTGGCGCATCTGTCCCATCATGGACGGGCTGCTGCCTACGCTGGTGACCGAGATCACCCGCGAAACCGATACCGAAGGCGTGGACTACGGCGCCATTTTCACCTCGACGCTCGAGACGGGTGACTGGCCGAACCCTTGAATCAAGGAGGTTACACAAAATGACCGCAACGCAAACTCCGACCCAGAAAATGCCGCCGACGCCAGCCACGCCTACGCCGCTGGCCACGGCATCCTGCCCGGCGAACGTCCAGGAGACGCTCATCGCCTTCGGCAAGGTGCCGCAGACCGCGGTGGGAGCGGAAAACCTGGTAGCCGATCTGTGGAGCGTTACCAAGGTGAATCCTGCGCTCAGCGTGGTGAATCCGGTCAACGAAACCAATGCGCTCGACATCGGCAAGGGCAACGAATTCCCAAGCCAGGTCTTTCCCAGCTATCAGGACGCCTCGGTGGCGCTCGAGAAATACGTATCGAGCGAATTCATGGGGTGGCTGTTCTGTTTCACCACCGGCAAAGCCACCAAGACCGTGGCGGGGACCGCCGGCTTTACCTATGCCGCGGTGCCCAACGATCCGACGGTCGACTGCATCAACCTGCCGTGCTTTACTTACGACGAACTGATCCGCGCCGAGCCCAATTCGGTGGTGGACCGCGCGCTCGTAGGCTGCGTGGTGGGCGAGTGGACGCTCACCATGTCATCCGGCCCAGGACGCGCCAACTGCCGCGTGGCGTGCACGCTGCCGGGAGCGGGGCAGGTTCTAACCCCTGGCCTGACGCCGTTGCCCGCGATCACTTCGGAGCATTTCTTGAACGCGGCCGGCGCCACGATCAACATCAACGGCATCGATTACGTGGCGCAGGCGTCGTTCATCTCGCTCGAATTCCGCTGGAACAACAACGTGCGTCTCGACACCGGCCTCTATCCCGGCTCAGGCACGCAGAACGGCTATGCGATCCGGGGACGCATGGAATACGGCATCCGCGAGATGACGCTGAGTTTCGTCGCCCGCGCGCAGAAGGGCAGCGCCGAGTTCAACAACCTCATCAACGGGACCGAGGGCTCCGCGACGTTCGGCGTGAAAGGCGCGCTGATCGACACCACTGCTTACCACGGCTTCACCATCAGCCTGCCGCGGACCCGCATGTTATCGGTGGTCAACGGCGAGGACAACAATATCGTGACTGTGCAGTGCGCCGTGACGGCATTGCAGCCGACCGATGGGGTGACGCCTATCATCACCATGAGCGCGACAACTACGCTGGCGGGGATTCTGGGGCTTTAATGCGGCAACTCTTCGAGAGAGTCGATCTTGTAGGTAAAGTGCCTGTCGGCGGGATCGGGATTGTCTTTGTGCTCCGTCACCGTGCCCGCCCAATAGCTACGCAGTTTGGCGCCGAAGCCGTTCTGGGCGTCGACATAGAAGCCGCCGTCATAAACGCCACTCCCTTTATAGGTGATCGGTTGATGCCAGACGCAGCTTTCAAAGTCCGCCGTGGATGGCGCGACCAACCGGGATTGCACTTCATCTTCAAGCAGTTTGCACATCTTGAATTCGTCGCCGGCCAGCGGGTCAGTGGCCAGAAGCGCCCGGTGCGCAGCGGCTTTCCGGTCGATGTCGGCCCAGCGGGCTTTATCCTCGGGGGTGGCGAAATGCATCTGGCAGTAATACACGCCCCATCCCAGTAAGCCGAAGAAAACAATGAGACTTAAACAACCTTTCAATTACGGATCTCCTATGTAAGCATTTTAACAATTTACCGTAAGCCTTTGAGGATCTTGGGGATAAGCCTATGTTTGAGCCAGACTTTACAGTTACGATCGGCGCACTTCGCACGCGAGAAGGCAAGAGGGATATCATCGTGCGCTGGCCCTCTGACGAAGAGTGGGCCGTCCACCATAAGCGATGCAAGCTGTTTCAGCGGAACTTTGGCCGGGGCGTGGGCCAGAGCGATATGGACACGGGCGACGCCGACGCCAAGCTATATGAGTCCATTAAAATGGACGGCGCGCCGGCGCTCACCGTGGGCGAGGCCTCGTTCCTCATCAAACAGATCAACCGTTCGACGGTGATGAACGTGGAACTGGGCGACCAGGATGCCGAAGTGCTGCTCGAGACGCTGGCGGGCGAGGCCAAACACACCGTCCGCATCCCGAATATGGATGAGATCCGCGCGTTTCAAAAAACCAGCAAGTTGATGTCGCTTCCCAATAACGTGCAGGAGATCCGTTCCAGCATGGAGGCGAGCGCTGCGCTCTGGGATAAGTGCGGCGGGCGCGTGGAAGGACATCAGGGGCCGGTGCCGATCATTTACAAGGATGCGGCGATCCGCGCGGTCATTCTGGCGGTGGAGAACGAGGCGTCGCCCAGCTATGGCGAGGGAAATTTTTAGCCGGCGGCGGATGGCCGGAATCGCCGTCGCCGCGGTTCATCTTTCACCGCATGATGCGCCACGGCGAACTCTGCCCCGGCGCGGAAGACTGTCCGTATGCGTGGGAGGAAAAAACAGACGGGCTGCGTTGCAGCGAGTGTCCCGCTTCGATGCTCGACGACTATCTGGCGTCGCCCAAGGGTCGACTGATCCAGCAAACGCTCACGCTCGATTTCGCGCTGCGCGCGGGAATGACGGTTACCCTCGAAGAGATTTCGTACCCGGAATTTTTGTTGCTGCGCATTCTGACTGAGGAACGCGTGCGCTACCAGGACGACCTGATGAAGAAACGCCATGGCCGCTAACAACATTTACATCCAGGTCGACTTCAACAGCCAGAACGCGCAGCAGAACGTCAACGCGCTCAACCAGGGCATCGCCAATACCGGCACGACCGCGGAGAAGAGCTCCAAGCAGGCCACGCAGGCGCTTTCCACGGTTCAGGTATCGGTACAACAGACGACGCGCGCCTTCGGAGAATTGACCACGGCGCTAGCGGGTCTGGGCCTGACGCGCATGATCGCGGGCATAGTGCAATCAGCGAGTGAGTATAGTCGCGCTCGGCAGGCCATCACGCTATTTGCCGGCAGCGCGGAGGACGCCCGGAAGGCGATTGAGCAGATTCGCGTGCTCGCGGCCCAAAGCCCCTTCCATTTTCAGGATCTCCAGGAGAGCGGGCGACAACTGCTAGGGTTCGGGATCGCCGCAAAGAACGTACCGACGGTGCTGCGCGCCATCAGCGATCAGGTGGCGGCGATGGGCGGTTCGATGGAGAACGTGACCGGGATCGTGCATTTGATGGGCCGAATCATGGAAAAGGACGTCGTGGGGGCGATGGACCTGATGCGGATGCTTCCCGCGCAGGGCGTGCCGATCATGAGGGCCTTCCAGGCGGAGTTGTCTAAATCGCTCAACATGGACGCCACTAGAGAGGACGTGCAAAGGGCGATCAAGGAAGGATTGCTCGACCCGTTGCAGGCCATCCGCGTAATCGTCGAGAACATGGGGAAAACCGGAATCGGCAAACTGCTGGTGGATGCGGCGACTGCCTTCAAGAACTTGGGCGACGCCGCCCAGTATGCGATGAATGAACTCTTCGGCGATCAGGGATTCGGGCCAGCGTTTGCCAAACTGGCCGGCGATATCGAGAAAGTCCTCGGGCCAATCGGAGGTCTGATCAAGGCGCTGGAATCTCTGGATGAACCGACCAAAGACGCCATCGTTAAATGGGGCGCTATCGGGGCTGCGGTGCTCGCTGCAGGGACTGCTTTCGCCGCGCTCGCGGCGATCTTCAGTCCGCTTATCGCCGTGATCGGCGGCCTAATCGCGCTGCTGCCGGAAATCCTCACTGTGGTGGGCGCCCTCGCAGGAATCGGCGCCGTCCTCTACAAAACAGTGCCGCAAGTAAAAACTGCTGTAGACGGCCTTAAGGGGCAATTCGACGAGCTGGCGGCTAAAGGCAAAGACTTCACCGCTGCACTCGATAAATTGTTTCACCCTGATGCGCTGGCGAAGGGCGACATTTTGGACCGGGAGAAACAGCAGCAGTTGCTTCAGACATTGCTGGAGGCAACAATCAAGACCGCCGACTCCGCAAAGAGAGTATTGCTGGAGGGCCTGTCGTCGCCGGTCGAGGCCGTGCAATTGAAATGGAACGATCTGTTCGCCCAACTGGAGGACAAGATGCGGCTGCTCCGGCCCGAACTGAAACAGGCCGTGCGCGACGTGCTGAGCGGCGGCGAAACCGCGGAGTTGGCGGCGGCCCGGTTCAAGGAGGAAAAGCAGGCCATTGACGAACTCGCCAAATATCAGGCCGAAAAGGTCAAGGGCTCCTACGACGCGCAGATCGCCTATATCGAAGCGATGGATGCGCAGGGCACGCAAAAGCGGGTGGCGGCTATCGACAAGATCACGGAGCTGCGCATCGCTTCGGCTCAAAAGGTCGCCGCCGTGGAGGACGACCACCTCTCGGAGCTATACCAGAAACAAGTGAAGCTGCTGGAGGACCCGGCGCTCGGTTTGTCGTCCACGCAGATTTTGGCTGCGGAAACCAACCTCTATAACGAGATGACGGCGAAGCGCCAAGTGATCGACGAAAAGGCCTTCGACGATACGCAGAAGTACCGTCTGGAGGGTTGGAAGAAAGCGAACGACGCCATCATTGAGGACCAGAAGCGCGTCTTTGAGGAGTTCCAAAACCTCTTCGATCAACTGTTCGACGCTTTCACCGGCAAGTCGAAAGATATCGGCAAAGCCGTGGCCGACGTGCTCAAGAAAGAGGTGTTGGGCGAGGCGCGGAACATTTTCAGCACCCTGGCTGCTCAGGGCGCCACCGCTGCGACGGGCTATGGAGTACCCGAGGCGGATTTCCGGCGCACGGGCGGGGTGCTGAGCGCGATCCTGATGCGTGGCGGAGCGCCGCGACCGCCGCTTCCCCCGCCCGAATTATGGAACCCTGCGCGCGGGGAAGCAAAGGTGGATTTTCCTGAAGACGGCGGCGGCAAGGGCGGCGCGAACCGCCTGATGGCAAGCGCGGACACCTATCATGGCGCCACTGTCATTTTCGCTCAGGCCGTGGCGCAATTCGCCGGGGCCACGCAATCGAGCCAGGGCAGCGCGGACCGCTTGGCGAATACCGCCGACGATTTCTCCGACGCCTTCGATAAGGCTAGTCAATCGACCGGGGTTTCGGGAGGGTTGCTGCGCGCCATGGCGCAAACGGAATCGAATTTCAATCCGTTCGCGCGATCTTCGGCAGGCGCAATGGGCATCATGCAACTGCTTCCCGGCACTGCGCGCGACCTGGGCGTGACCGACCCCTTTAACCCGCAGCAAAACATCATGGGCGGCGCGAAATATATGGCTCAGTTGTTGAGCAAGTACCACGGCAACGTGGGGGCTGCGCTGGCGGCGTACAACATGGGGCCGAACGCCTACACCCGCGCGATGGCGAGGGGGCAGGACCTGCCCTACGAGACGAAGCAATACGTGCAGAAAATTCAGGCGCTCGTGGCGGCGCAGCAATATCAGATCGGCCCGCCTCCAGCAGGAGTCGCGCCTAGCCCGCTGGCGGGATTAGGAACCCTGGCGGTTTCCGGCCCGGCTGCTTTACCGGCATCGACTCTAGGCACGGCGGCGCAGGCTGCGGCCTATACGGGCTTTACCGGAACCCCGGCCGATCTCAACCTGCCGTTCGACCAGAAGGGCTGGATCGCGCCGCAGGGACTGCCAGCGACGACCGGCTTGGACATTATGGGCCTCCCCGCGCAGACGCGGAACGATTTGCAGACATTGGCCAAGTTGGCGCCAATCGCTGGGGCCTACCAGAAACAGGGTCAGGATTTCTGGAAGAAAGCAATGGGCTGGTTCGGAGGGAGCTATGCGGGCAGCGGAGGCCTCAGCCGCATCGGCACCAACATCAGCCAATACGGCGCTGCATTCAACGCGCCCGGCGCCACGACGGCGGCGAAGCTCCAGGCCCTCAGCACCGGCCCGTTGGCGGGCACGGCGGCTGGTCCCGCCGCTGGCGCCGTCGGCATGATGCTAGCGACGGCGGGCATCTTCGGCGAGAGTCGAGGCACCGCCGCGGGCGTCGCAGAGGCAACGGCTGGCGGCTTCCTGGCGGCCGGTCCCATCGGCGCCGCCGTGGGCTTCGGCATCGGGATCGGCGAAGTCGCAGCCGGCGTAGAGACGCCCAGGCGGCAAGTGAAACGTCTGGCATCGTCCCTCTATCACATCTCGATCAACAACGCGACCGCCGATGCGATCGTCAACCTCGCTCAGCAGAGTTTCGGCGGCAATATAGCTGTTGCCATGCGCTCTCCTCAGGTGCGGCAAATGCTCGGCGTCTATGCAGCCGGGACCGGGCAGGCGAATCAGTTTCCAGCCGGCCTCGGCCAGGCGCACGGCGCTTCGCTCGTGGAAGCTGGCGGCACGCTCCAGCAGCAGGCGACCTATCAATACGGGCAAGCTTTTAGTTATGGATCGGACCTCCCAATTTATGGCGGCGCCCCCACGCATATCCTGAGCGCGCCGGGAGGGGGGATGCAGTTGTCGCTGAACATCGGCGGGCAGGACGCGGCGTCGTTCCTTGCGGGCAATGTGGTGAGTCCGTCTATGGTGCAACAGCAATACGCGACGGCGATGCAAAACTCTAATGGGCGCGTGCCGCAGGCGTTAATGATGTCTGAACCCGGAACTATCGTGGGTTGAAATTGCGCGAATTATGAGTGAGAATGTCATCGACGCGGCACGGCTAGGCGAGGCTAGGCGGGGTAAGGCCCGGCTAGGCCCGGTGAGGCAAGGCAAGGCAACAAGGCACGGCAGGAGGTTCTGCCGTGCCATATAACCTCCAGCCAGCCGCGGTCGCAGCCGGAACGGTATTCCCGCAATCGTTGTCTACTTCGTTCGTCGATGCGCGAGCCTATCCGCTGCTCTCGGCTGCCTATAATGACGGCACCATCGAGCGATCGCTCATCCAGGACAGCGTCAACCCGCCGCGGGCGCCGCGCACCTGGGTCCTGGCGCAGCGCCTCACCACCGCGCAACTCACGACGCTGCTCAATTTTTGGCAGACTCAGGCGCAAGGCGGACTCAATCCGTTTTACTTCTATGATCCGTTCGACGTGATTCCGCCGGCGAAGATCGGAAGTAACTACGACCCGACCGGCGATAACACGCAGGGCCGCGTGATCTGTTTCTTCCGCGGCGACTGGGGTCAGCAGACCGGTTTGTCCCGTCACACGGTCGGGAATTTGACGCTGGTGGAGGTGGCGTAAAACGGCGTCACTTTAACGCCACTTTGACGCCAATAATGCGTTGAATTTTGCATGAAAAGGCCGCATTCTACAACTGGAAGGTTATGGAGTATGCGCAGGATAAAAAACCGCTTGCCAGCGCCGCTGCTGGTGAGTTGTCCTGAGTTCGCCCGGCTGTCGGGGTTGGGCGAGAAACTAGTGCGCCGAATGGTGAGCCGACGCGAACTGCCCACCAGTCTGATCGGCGCCCGACGGTGGATCATCCGCGATAAGGCCGTCGCGCAACTGCGGAAGCAAGTCGCATGAGGAACGAAGGAGCATTTTATGCCCAACAACACCGGCACGCCGTTAGACGTGTCCATGCCGATCACCGCCGCGGAAACCGGCATCCCCATCGAGGACCTGTGGAAACTGCGGGCATCGGAGCTGATAGCGATCAACGAATTCGTGATGCGGAAAATACAGTTACGCATCACGCGCAATCAGGCGGAAAGAGACCGGCTCGTCGCCGAGCAGCAGGCATGGCTCAATATGCACCCGCTATGGCGGGCGCATCTAGAGGGAAAGGCGACCACATGAAAGTGGAAGATATTCCCGTAGATCTAATCGATGTAGGCGAGCGGCGGCGCATGGAATTTGGCGACATCGCGGGACTCGCAGAAGGCATCGGGCGGGTGGGCCTGCTGGAGCCGATCCTGGTAGAGCGCAACGGCAGCAATCGTTTCCGTTTGGTCTTCGGAGAGCGGCGGCTGCGCGCGATAAAGTTACTCGAACGTAAGGTCATCGCCGCGCAGTTGCGGGAGCATTTGACAGACGAGGAGTTCCGCGCCATAGAGCTTGAAGAGAATGACAACCGCAAGGCGCTCACGCAAGGCGAACGGTCGCGCACCTTCGCCTCGGCAAAAAAGTTGGTAGAGAACGCGCGGAAAGCGGCTGGAATACTGGGGAATAATTCCCCAGTATTAGACGAGAAGCGCGGGCGCGGGCAACCTCC